CTCGAATAAGTATAAGCAGTTCCCAGTATGGAGTGGTCGTGAGGGTCGCGGTTCGCGTGGATGGTGGATATATCCAACTCTGCGCAGTATTCAGCCTGAAATCGTGAAGAAGTGGGAAGAAGGATTCTCCGAGATAGTTAAGAGGTTCGATTAATGGCAGGAAGTAGAACGCTCAAACTATCCATCCTCGGCGATGTAGATAACCTCAATAAATCGCTCAAGGCCGCAACAAATGATGTCGAGACTTTTGGCGATAAGGTATCAAAGGCTGGCAAGGTGGTCGGCGCTGCACTGGCCGCAGCTGCCGCAGCCGCTGGCGCTTACGCCATCAAAATCGGCGTGGATGGGGTCAAAGCCGCCATCGAGGATGAGAAGGCACAGACACAGCTCGCCCTGGCTCTAAAGAACGCCACAGGGGCTACAGAAGGCGCAATTGCCGCCACTGAACAGTTTATCTTGCAGCAATCTCTGGCCACTGGCGTGGCAGATGATGAGCTGCGCCCAGCCTTGCAGCGCCTTGCGCTATCCACAGGAGATGTCAAAAAAGCCCAGGATTTGCTCAAGATCGCAATGGATGTATCCACAGCTACAGGCAAACCACTGGAAGCGGTAGCCAATAGCCTGGGCAAAGCCTATGACGGCAATACCACAGCCCTGGGCAGATTAGGCATCGGCTTATCAGCTGCCGAGCTTAAAACCATGTCATTCACCCAGGTGCAGGACAGGCTGACAAATTTATTTGGCGGCGCAGCTGCGGCAAATGCCGAGACATATTCAGGCCGTATCGCCAGGATGCAAATCGCATTTGATGAAGCCAAAGAGACTATCGGCTTTGCGCTTTTACCTATCCTGGAAAAGCTGATGAAATTCATCAATCAAATTGCTACGCCAGTTTTGGAAACATTAAACAAAGGCTTTGACGATAAGAGCGGCCTGGGTTGGTACATCACCTATGTCTCAAAGGTAATCTCAAGCATTTTCATTCCAGTGTGGAATGGCCTAGTTAGCGCTTTCAATAGCATCAAAAATTCTATCGGTGACAATCTTGAGGCCTTTAAGGAGTTTGGCGGTTACATCGCCCAATATCTAGCGCCAGTTATCGGCACAGTATTAGGCGGGGCGCTGACAGTCGTGGGCAAAATTGCAGGCGGCATTATCGATGTCATCGCTGGAGTCATCAAAGCTATCAACTTCCTTATCGGCGGCGCAATCGATGGCATCAACGCACTTATCCGCGCTTATAACGCTGTGCCACTTTTGCCTAATATTCCAACAATTAACAAGCCAACAATTAGCACACCAACAATCTCCAGCGCATCAGTATCAGCGCCTTCTATTCCATCCGCTCCATCAATGCCAATGCCATCAGTAAGCGGTGCATCATCAGGAGCTGCGGCCGCATCGGCTTCAGCTGCAAGAGCGCAGGCGCTTGTGCCGACAGTAACAATCGGCGGCGCACCTGCGGGATACCGCCCCGAAACCTTCACACCTACTGCAACCCTGGGCGGCGCACCCGCAAGCTATGTGACCAACAATGTGAACATCGGCGTAGCTGGTGATCCTGAAGGCGTAGCGCGTGCGGTAGTCGATGTCATCAACACTTCATATTATCGTGGCGGCTTAGGGGCGCAGGCGTACAAGCTATGACCCAGTGGACACCCGAATGGCAGTTGAGCATCAACAGCGTTGATTACACAAACATCACTTTATCCAATCTGACTATCAGTTCAGGCCGCACAGATATTTACAGCCAGCCGCGCGCTGGATATGCCAACATCGAAATCATCAACTTAGATTTGACTCCTATCACCATCGATGTCAATGATGGCCTATCAATTAAGGTCAAGGACTCGACAGGCACATTTGTCAATATCTTTGGCGGCAGCGTGACCGATTCGCAGGTTGAAGTCACATCAACTGGCACAGGCGGCATCAATGAATCCATCCGAATTACAGCTTTAGGATCACTGGCCAAATTGACTAAAACGCTGACTGAAGGCGTGCTGTCAAAAGATTTTGACGGCAATCAAATTTATGCCGTACTAGCTGACACATTTTTTAACACCTGGGCTGAAGTGCCTGCGGCAACTACCTGGGCAACCTATAACGCCACGACTACATGGGAAGATGCCGAGAATTCGGGCGTGGGCGAAATCGACCAACCTGGTCAATATGAGCTAGCAGCTCGATCTAGCAGCTTGACTGACATTTATTCACTCGTGGCTGGCCTTGCTACTTCAGGGTTGGGCTATTTGTACGAAGATGCCCAGGGGCGTATCGGTTACGCCGATGCACTACATCGAGGCATATACCTGGCAAATAACGGCTACACCATGTTAAGTGGCAACCATGCCCTATCGCGTGGGATTCGCACTATTCGCCGCCTGGGCGATTTGCGCAACAATGTGACCATTACCTACAAAAACGGCCAGCAAGAATCGGCCATCGATTTGTCATCAGTGGATCAATATGGCGCACAAGCCGAAAACATCAGCACCACGCTGGAAAACACTGCCGATGCGTTGTCTCAAGCTGAATTCTATTTAGGCATCAGAGCCTGGCCTCAAGATGTATTTGAGTCAATTACCTTTACCCTGGGCAATTCTGAACTTGATGACAGTGACCGCGATTCATTGCTGAATGTCTTTATGGGCTTACCGCTTGACATCACTGACCTGCCAGCCAATATGGTCAATGGTCGATTCCAGGGATTTGTCGAGGGCTGGACTTTCAGAGCTGGTTACAACCGCCTGGACATCACACTCAATGTGTCACCTACAGCGTTCAGCTTGCAATCGATGCAATGGCTGGATGTGGGTGTCACAGAGACATGGAACACACTATCAAATACACTTGACTGGAATGAAGCCATTATCGTGGCATAAGGAGACAACATGGCAACGACTACAAATTTTGGGTGGGAAACGCCTGACGATACGGATTATGTCAAGGATGGCGCGGCGGCGATGCGCACCCTGGGCAATAGCATCGACACATCATTTGTCGATCTAAAAGGCGGCACATCAGGGCAAATCTTATCAAAAGCATCAAACACCGATTTAGATTACACATGGGTCGATGCAAATCCAGGTGACATTACAGGTGTTACAGCTGGCACAGGCATATCAGGCGGCGGCACATCAGGCACAGTCACAATCACAAACTCAATGGCTACAGCCATCGATGCTAAAGGTGATCTTATTGCTGGCACAGGCGCAGATGCTTTTAGCCGTTTAGCAGTTGGCACAAATGGATATGTATTGACAGCTGATTCAGCAGAATCAACTGGCATGAAATGGGCAGCAGCCGCTGGCGGATCAACATTTGCAGGTTGCTCACTTTATCGTTCAGCAGGTGGCAGTCAAGCAATTTCCAATGCTACAAATACAAATCTTGCATTTGATGCTGAATTGTATGACACAGATGGATTCCACGATACATCGACCAACAATGACAGAATTACGATTCCAAGTGGTAAAGCAGGTAAATATTTAATCACTGCAGCCGCTGGCTGGCCTGCAAATGCAACTGGCGAACGCAGTATGCGCTTAATGAAAAATGGAAGCACAAGCGACAATAACAATCGTGTGTGGAATGGTTTTGGAAGTTCTAACGGAAATACAGTAATGGTTATTTCTAGGGTTGTAAATGCTAGCGTAGGCGATTATTTTACTTTGCGTGTATATCAATCATCTGGTGGAACGCTTGACATTTATGCAGGTTCAGGACTTGAAGGCTGGCTTCACTTCGATGCTACATATTTAGGAGCATAAAAAATGATTAAATATATTAAACCAACAAATCTCAACGGCGCAGAATTGCTTGATGAATTAAACGCTGCCGGAATATCTATTACAGAGCCACCATTTGTTGATGGCAATGGCGATTTGTACCTTGACATTGTGGATGCTGATGCAAAGAAAGCGGAAGCAGTAGTTTTGGCTCATAACGGCACTACAGTTAGCCCAGAGCCAACCATTAATGACAAACTAGCATCAGTCGGGCTTTCATTAAACGATCTTAAATCAGCTTTGGGAATTGCATGACATACCCAGTCGGCACAGCACCCCAGGCAATTGCAATTGCTTTGGGTGAGGTTGGTTATGTCGAAGTGCCTGACAATCTGACCAAGTATGGAGAATTCACAAAGGCAAACGGCCTGCCCTGGTGCGGGTCATTCTGCAACTGGGTACTGGCACAAGCTGGAATCAAAGCGCCATCAGTAGTGAGCACAGCTACAGGCGCACACAAGTTTAAGGATTTAGGCCGCTGGCATGAAGTGCCACAGTTAGGCGATTATGCGTTCATGGACTTCCCACATGATGGGGTCGATCGCATTAGCCATGTAGGCATCGTGGCAGCAATCGATGGCAAGGTCATTACCTGCATCGAGGGCAATACATCAGGAACTGGCGATCAACGCAATGGCGGCATGGTGATGATTAAACAGCGCACCATCGGCAAGGAGATCGTGGGATTTGGTCGGCCTAAATATGTGCCATTCAAGGGTGAATATCCTGCGGTGGTCGTGCCTGAAGCTGCACCAAAAAAGAAGCTACTTAAGAAGGGTGCAAAGAAATGAATAACATCAAAGCAATGGCCGCATCATGGGCGCGCTCATTCCTAGCGGCATCAGTTGCCGTCTATATGGCTGGGGTTACTGACCCAAAGGCCATCGCTAGTGCAGGGCTTGCAGCTGTGCTGCCTGTCATCGTGCGTTGGCTTAATCCAAATGACACAGGTTTCGGTATCCAGGGGAAGTGATCCGAGGGTCGCGTTGGGTAGTCCTATGGTTATCGCTTTCGATAGGGCTATCCAGCTGCGGCACTTATGACGGATGGGTTAGGTATCCCTGCCAGGAATTCGAGAACTGGCAAAAGCCTGAATGTAATCCACCAGAGTGTTTAAGTACGGGGGTCTGCACTCAAGACATTTACGGAGATCAACTTGAAGGACAGGTCACACCGCAGACTGACAAATGAGCAGCTGAAGGCTCGCCTAATCGTATTTATCGGAGTATGCCTGGCTTTGGTCTTTGCCATGTCGGTGCTGGGGATGCTCTACGCGCTTATCTTTGTCACCCAGCCTATAGGCGCTCAAGCGCCCAACGATCGTGCGTTCATCGAGCTTCTGACTACGCTGACAGTATTCCTGACTGGCGCACTGGGTTCAGTGCTGGCATCGAATGGCCTAAAGGATAAACCGCACGAAAAGCCAAACGACACGCCCAAAAACACGCAGGATTCTTGACCATCCCGCACCCATGCCCCACAGTTAAGGCAGGGAGCGAAGCACAGTAGCCCCCTGAACGGGAGCAAAAATGTATTCAATAGGTGAAGTGGCCATGTGGCTACTTATAGGGGTCGCAATCGGCTTTACATTCGGTTACACCGCAGGCCTTAAAGAAGGCAAGCGCGAAGGATTTATCCGAGGCAAGATCGCAGCTCGCAAGGCGGTGCGCTAATGGGATTCCTGGACAATTACGAGACAGTCAATCAGAAGGTTCAGAGACTGCACGCGACCTATCCAACCAACAAAATCCACACATCAATCATTGACTGGAATCCTGAAAAGGGCTTTATTCTTATCGAGTGCCGCATTTATCGCCATTACGAGGACAAAGAGCCAGCGGCTATCGACTACGCACATGGCATGGTGGGTGCTTACAATCCACAAATGAAGCGCTGGTATGTTGAGGACACAGTGAGCAGCGCAATCGGTCGATGCGCCAGCGTGGTGCTGGGTACTGAAGAAAAGCCTAGCCGCGAAAACATGGAGCAGGTCGAGACGATGCCAAAGGCATTTGTCGAGGATGATCCCTGGGCTAAACCAATTTGGGAAGATGGCTTCACCACAGTCAAATCAGCTGTGGAGCAAATCAAGGATGAACTAGGCGGTGAGCTACAAGCTGAAGCGCCTATCTGTAAGCATGGCCACATGATTTGGAAATCAGGCGAAAAGAATGGAAAAGCCTGGGGCGCATACTTTTGCACCGAAAAGACCAAAGCCCAGCAATGCCCACCGCAGTGGATGGTGCTAGGTAGCGATGGTAAATGGAAGGAGCGTGTCTGATGGGATATGTAGAAATCATCCCGCAATGGGATCAGTGCGATAAATGCGAAAGGCGCATCCCAATCAGTGAAGGCTCATACATTAAAGCGGATGGGCAAGCCATATTTTTCAGCTGCAAGGTGTGCAAATGATTCGTATCGATTTAGATAACGCCACGCAGGTCGCGGTCACAAAGGCCGGGCTAAGGCGTGCAATAGACTACATACCGCAATGGGAAGGCGTGACTATCAAGCGGAATCATCAGCATGATAGAGAGCGGTTAAACTTTCCAGCATTTGTCATGCAACAAAGTGAAGCCTACGGCGCAGAGGTTGCAGTGGCCAAATACTTTAGAAAGCCCATCGACCTAGAAGCATCAAACTATAAGAATCTAGCTGATGTCGGTAACAATATCGAGGTCAAATGGACAAAGTGGCAGGATGGCTCATTGATACTTTCAGAGCTTGACCGCAAAGAGGACATTGCAATCCTGGTTACAGGATCGATGCCAAAATACTATGTCTGCGGGTGGATTCCTGTGGCTGTAGCTCGTAGGCCGTCACATCAGCGCAGCGATGGCAGCTGGTGGATAGGCCAGGCAGACCTGCATCCAATGGCTAACTTCTCAAGGTCAATCTATGCAAATCAAATATGAGTGCAGGGTCGAGAAGAAGCTAACCACACAGACAATTTGCAAGGTGACAGATACCCTGCCTGAATATGTAGAAGTGATCCAGTGCAACAGCTGCGGTGTGATGGGCGTTGCCGTACTTGATAAGGAGACTGCATACCATGCCGATTTATGAGTTCAGATGTGGAATGTGTGGCCAGCCAAAGAGCGTATCGGCGGGCATCAACGAGATTTATCCGATTCCAAATTGCGATAACTGCACGATCATCATGGAAAGGGTGTATCAGGCAACACCCATACATTTTAAGGGTGACGGATGGGGGCATCAATAATGCTTATATTTGACTTCTTTGCTGGCACTGGTTCAGCTACCCAGGCATTTGCAGATGCTGGTCATAGGGTCATCAAATTCGAGATAGACGAACAATTTGAGGCTGACCATCGGGATATTACTCAAATTACAGCGGAATATCTCATTGCAAAATACGGCACACCCGATTTCATTTGGGCTTCACCACCATGTCAAAAATTCAGTGTGGCATCATGCTCAAAATATTGGATGCCAAATGGGCAGCCTAGAGATGGACAAGCCGCTAAAGCTTTATCACTGGTCAAATACACCATCGACCTAATTGAAGAATTAGCACCTTTGGATGGCTTTATCATTGAAAATCCGCGTGGGATGCTAAGAAAGCAATCAATCATGGCCGAATTGCCCAGGCGCACAGTGACCTATTGCCAATATGGTGACACTCGCATGAAACCTACTGATTTGTGGGGTTATGCACGAGCCTGGCAACCACGCAAACCATGCTCAAATGGAGACAGTTGCCATGAAGCTGCGCCACGAGGATCGAGGACAGGCACACAGGGCATTAAAGGTGCAAAGCTGAAGTCGATGATTCCTTACGATTTAGGAAAGGAAATACTCAATGCGATTTCATAGCCCTGTGGATAACCTGTGGATAACACGCCGAGACAACGCTCAAAAACTTGTGGATAACTGGATGCGCTTGACAGGCTTGCTACCATCCAGCTCTGCAAGCGAGCGCCTGAAGGCGTGTAGCTCGCTAAGGAGACTGGTGGTTTGGGGAGTGCTTTGCCTATTCATAGGCTCGCTATCTTTACAGATGCAACCCGCACAAGCTAAGGGCATTGATCACTACAAGCTATATGCACATTCTAGGATTATTGAATGGAATGAGTTTATGTGCTTTAAGGACATCATTAGCAAAGAGTCACGATGGAATGTCAATGCGAAGAATGGTAGCCACTACGGACTAGGGCAGATGAGGTCTAAGTGGTATCGCAACCTAGATGGCTATAGGCAGATAGATGCATCAATCAAATACATCAATGCGCGATATGGTTCAATGTGCAAAGCCTGGCGCTTTCATCAGCAAAGGAATTACTATTAATGACAAGCGCACTGACAGAGAATGGGTCATCACATAGATGGCGCAAAATCAGACAACGAATCATCAATCGCGATCGTGGCATTTGCCAAATGTGTGGAAATGAAGGTGATTCAGTCGATCACATCATTCCTCGTATGCAAGGTGGCACAGATGATGACGATAATTTGCAGCTATTGTGCAGATCATGCAATTCAAGCAAAGGGGGTAGGTTTTTTAGTACATCAAGGACACCCCTGACCCTTC